CGATGCTATGAACCGAATTAATGCTTCTGAGAGAATTAAAGAGGCTGCTAAAAATGAGGCCGAAGCAGATTACATTAAAAGAGTTAGAGAAGCGGAAGCAGATCGCGATCGCAAACGATTACAGGGTGAGGGTATGAGCCAACAACGTTTGGCCATATTAATGGGTTACCAAAGTGGTATCGAACATATGGCCAAAAGATTTGGAATATCACCTAATAAAGTCCTCGAGTTCGTGATAAAATGTCAATATCTCGACACGATTGAATCTATTGGTAAAAGTTCCAACACCAAAACTATTTTCATTCCACAAGATTCCAACAGATTTTTTGATGGCATTACCCAAGCACATGAAGCAAAGTGAATGGTTTTTTGGATGCTAAATTAGTGAATAATTATTAACTAATTGAGTATTTGGACTTGTTTAGAATATATTACAATATATTATTTCATACATTATAACACGTCAATGGCTTTGTATTCGGAAATAACAAAATATTGATCATCGTAGGGAAATAATGTTATTTTGATGCTGTTAACATACGTGGTACCTTGATAAGTGAGAGTAGACGGAACAGGATGTTCGACCCGATAATAAGTTCCAGTTGATATGGAGGCATGTTTGAAACCTCCTATGGAATTTTTATCAAAAGTAACGTGTACCATTTTAGATCCTTTAAATGTTAAGTGAAATTGGGAAGTCCTAAAATCAAAAATCAAATTGTTTAGAGTTAGTTCCACATGTTTACTAATTTCGATGTTATCAGAGTTACCAGTCTCACCAGTTTCAACAGTCCCGGAATCAGGTTCGGAATCATTTTCGGAATCAGTTTCAACAATTTCAACAGTCCCGGAATCAGGTTCGGAATCATTTTCGGAATCAGTTTCGGAATCAGTTTCGGAATCATCAGATTCAAAATTATTTATTTCAAATGATGGAAGAAAATGGTTCTGGTCGATGTAATTATTATCACAAATTTCGCAATTTTCTTCGCTTCTGTCGGGTTCTATAGAGACATCATACTCCCCAAGTCTTTTTGTCACCAAAAAATTATCATCGCGTAACTCATTGCCAGAATCATTAGGATCAAATGACATATCAACGAAAAAAAAATGTTTCCCATAATAAATTCCCATGCGATAATTGTCGTACATACATGGATATTTTTTGGGTTTAACACAGCGTGTCACAATGTGCGGCAAATCAGCTCTGTCCAAACAATAGTCTGTGATAAGTTGTGCCTTGTAGGGATAAAATAACTTTTTCTCGCGCGGGGTCATGGCATGAAAAATTCGATATTGCATTTTATCATTGAATAACAGCTTCAAACATTTCTTAAAGGGCATTTCCAACATTTTAGTTTTGGTAGGAACAATCACCGGAGTATCAATATGTGTTTCTTTATTTCCAAAAACAAATAAAGTGTATAAACTAATAAGTTGGCACATTTTTTCTTTATGGTTGTCATAAAATGTTTTGTCTATGGTGAAAATACATTTCGAACCTTCACGACCAAGATAATTTGGATACTGCATTTATGAATAATGATGTTATCCTTGATAACATCATTATATATAAATATGTTTCGGATGATCATTTTTTTCAATGAAATTGGCGCAAAGCTAGTCCACGTTCATATAATTCGGTGGATTTTTTTAGATGACCGAGCATTTCTTGGTGGTTGGCTTCTCTATAGTATTCAACAGCTTGTAAAAAATATGGATTATTTGACCAAGATTCAAATGATGGTGCTTTACATGGATCACGCTCGAAAATGATATCTGTTCTGACAACATATTTCTGTCCAGACATGATGGGAGCACCACAATGTATGATGTCATGATTAAAAATTAGAGCACTGCCCGTATTTGGTTTGTAAGAATAAATAATGTCAAATCCATTAGCCATTTCTTCCGAAACAATTTGCCCAATTTTTCGAGGAGACTTGGTTTGGACAAAATCAGTGGTGCCACCATCATAATCATCATTCAAATAAATCAGTAGCGTCAAAACCGATCGTTTGTCTGCCGTTTCAACATAGCAACTGTCCCTATGATAATCAAATCCCACCGAAGGAGCTTGATATCTACTGTAACGAAAACATGAATTAATGCCAGAAGGAAACCATTGACCTTCCACTCCAAATCCATATGGTTTCAAATTCATATGTTTATGCTCGGCTTCTATGATATGCTTGATACGACCATAAATAATTTCAGTCATTTCATGATCCATATTCAGTAAGCGATAACCATCACGTTATTTGGGTAAATATTCCGCATCAATGGGCAAATAATGACAATCCGTTAAGTCAATTAAACTCTGACATTCCGATCGTGTCAATAAGTCGCTCACCACAATCAAAGTATTATTCACAAGCAAATTTAGTCTTAAATCTTGCCAGTTTGTGACATGATAAATCAGGTCCAAATTGGTTTTCAGGTGAAAATATTTGTCAATGGTTCGTGTACTACTCATGATAATGATGATTATTTTTAACCAAAAATAATCATCATTTAGTTCGACTAAATTAAAATCAATTTTTTAGTCACCACGTAAATTTATCATAGAATGGACAGTTGCCCAATGATGTAAACGAACTGATGCAATAGTTTGTTCATTTTGAAGGAGTTTGCCTGCAAAAATGAGGCGTCTAATAGTGGGCTCAATTTCTTCCACACTGTAAATCTTATTCTTGAGATTCCAAATAGTTTCATCTGGATGAACACTTATGAGTGCCTTTCGACTTGAAATCAACTCAACACATATATCAAAAGAATTGTCTGTGGGACATGGACCATCATCCGTTACCACCAAAAAATTTCCCAGATGGTTCAAACCAAGTTTGGTAACACTGACATCATCTGATAAAATTTGTCCCTTAAAAATAACACGTTGTTTGTCCGATGGAACGCCTATTTTTTCGACTAATATTTCTTTGAGCTCCCTAATGTTAATATTGTCGTCCGCTCCAATTATCAGAGTGTGATACTCACAGCCGGTGACCTTCGAAACATTGATTCGAATTTCCATGTTCAAAACTAATAAATTATAACAAACAAATGGTTCCTGCATATAATTAATATTTCAATTTTTCGTGAATGTATTCAAATAGCCCAAAAAAAATTAATTTTTATTTGGATTGGTGAAATCATTTATATTTTCAATATAAATTAATTACGAGTCACATCCAATCTTGTGAACAAATAAATAAAGCCTGTTGCCAATTATTTGGAATTCTATTCAAAAAAATCATGTCCAAAAAATCCATCACCATCTCGAGTTGGAACGTCAATTGTGACAGACGTGTGGAATTGGATCATGGTTATGCTTCCAAAAACTTTGCCAAATTTAAATTATCACATAGATTGAGCGACATTGTGGAATTTTTTTCAAAACATAAAACTGATATTGTGGGATTGTGTGAAGTAGATGCCACTTATTTGGACGATTTTGTTACTATTTTGACAAATATGAATTATGAAGTTTACTATGGTGCTTACGCACCCAACCAGATACCAAATTATTCTTACTATTTGATTGTTGACTATGATCCTAATGCCTTAGAAGTAGTGGAGCATCACATGTTCTGGTTCACGTCTACTCCGTTAGAGCCATTAACACCAGACACCAGAAAAGTGGATCGTTTTCTCATGGAACATGGTGAAAGTTTTGAAAAAGGTTCACTCATTTCCACTTTTAAAAAATCTGATGGTACAATTTTGATTCATTCCATGAACCAATATGCTTTGCGTAACCCGTACAAAATAAACTCTTCCAAAATATTGGCCCAACATTTAACTACAATCGAAGAAAAATATGCCGGAAATGAAATTCAAATGGTTGTGTGTGGAGATTTTAATACGTTTCGAACAGAAACGGAACCCTTTGACTCTACCATTTTACAACCATTTTTGGATGTTGGATTCGAACCGTGTCGTGATGCTAAAGCAGAATTTACTTTCTGTGCGTATCCCTACGATTTGGGTATGGTTAAGCCTGAAATTCTAAAAGAATTGCTTGAGGTCACAGGTACCATGTCTGATGAAAAACAAGTCAGGAAAATGTTTGCTGAGAAAGTTTTGGAATTGTGGGGAAGGCCATTGACTTCCATATTGAATTGGATGTTGGTAAAAAACATTTATGCATCTGAATGCACTGTCGAAACTTTTGACATGGATATAGAGGAAGAAAATCTCACTTCCATTTTTTTGGAACAGGCCAAAAATGGCAAGGCCACTATGTTGTCAGATCATATGCTTTTGAAACTTAAGTTTTAAATGGTTCAATTTTTTGGATTGAATCTCAATTCAAAAAATTGAAAAAAAAATAATTTATAATAGTCTTATATAATTATTATCAAATAATTAATTCATAAATTGGATATATTAACACATTAATACATTGATATGTCATGCAAGACATACTAGATGCCATTAAAATTCCCACTGACTCAAAATTTGCTCCGATAGTAAATTCCGAAGCCTTCAGAAGCAAATTGATTGTTTGTTTACAAGATTATGATTTGTTGACTGAATATGATCAAATTGAACTTGAGACTATAACTGAAATGATTGATTGTTTGAATGTTTTTATATATAAAGATGCTGATTTGTTGGCATATATTTTATGGAAGAATCAAGATATTTGCATTAGATTATTACATGATGGTTATCTGTTGCGAAAATTGAATTTGATGGAATTGGGCCAAAAAATATTGGAAATAACACCGGGTATAACCAAAACCACATTTCATGGTTTTAATCCAATTGGTGGCTTTACTTGCAGGTTCACCGAAACGACTCCATATTATGATTTCATTAATCAATTCTAAACAAAGTACTGTATCCAACGTCTTTTCAGAACTAACAAATTAATTTTGTCCAAAAACTTCAGCAAGTCTTTGGAACTGTGACCGCGGAATTTGGGTTGGATATCCTGAATTGTTTCTAAAATTTTATTAAATTGCTTGCGACTCATTTTTTTATTTATTTTAAGTTGTTCATAAATCATTTTCATGGATCGTAATTTCAATAAATTGTCAAAAGCCCGCGAATGACCCGGATCTGGTACGAGTGGTTTGTCCCAATTATGAATATAATACTCCGGAACTAATCTTGGATAATCTTCCGAAATCATGAAATCATATTCATGATAAAATAATGTCATGCCCAAATAAAGGATTAAATCAGGCCGATAATTATATACTACTAAATGATTGTTTTCCCTAACAGGGAACATGGATTTGACTACGATTGGATTTAAATTGGTTGTGGGACTCAAATTCGTTGCCAAACGAATAAATTTTAGTGGTTTTGATCCAACAATGTTCGCGCAATTAATTTCTTCATCAGTGTCTCGAATGAATCCCGCATATCTGTTGAAAAAAATGGAAACACCATGTATGGATTGTCCGACCGACGAATCAATAAGTACGAGATTATGCCAGTTATCACGAATAAATTCTTTGGTTAGTTCCGTTTTCGTATTCAAATAATTAAAATAATTATGCAATTGTTTTCTGGTTGGGGTAAAGACACTATGTAAACTGTGATAAATGGATTTTGTATCCTTTTGTGATGAATTGTTATTTAGTGTCAACAAGGTGGCATATGGTGGGACGAAACATCCAAATGGTTTGCCAGTAAAAGCCAAATGATAAATTTTTCGCTTGTCCTCCAAAAGAGGCGCCAAATAAGATGGTGTATTACCCACCAAAATTAATATGTTGTTGTCACTTGTCAAATTAATAATATCAGTGGCCACTTGATGCGTGTCAAAAAATAAATACCAATCAATTTGCCTTTCATTAAGTTGTTCTAGTGTCTTGTCTTGTGAATTGTCATTGTTTGGATTGACACGATTTAGTTTTAGGTATTTATACAGGTATTTTTGATACTTGTATCCATACATAAATATGATTATTATATTCAAACAAGATTTAAAATATGTTGAGTACTTTATCATTTTAAACATTTTTTGTGTGTCTCGAGTTTTTTCATCCATGTTTGGAAACTTCTTTGGATATCTTCGGATTACTTGTTTCAGAGTTTGTATCGTGCATAGCCATTTTCTTTTAACCATTTCAAACTCTCCATTTGAAAATTAATGGCTGCACTAATCCAAACAGTTTCATCCACCGGGCAATTATTTTCTTTGAGCCAACATAACATTTTCAACTGACCATGTGCCGCGGCTGCGTTAAATGTGCGGTTGTCCCATGGACAACCCTTGTCGCGAGCCCACTTCAGGAGTTCAACATTGCCAATTGCCGCTAGTTCAGCACATGTTTGTTCATCCCATGGACAATCCTTGTCGCGAGCCCACTTCAGGAGTTCAGCATTGCCAATTGCCGCTAGTTCAGCACATGTTCGTTCTTAAACAAAGTAGAATATATTTTCTTGAATTTTTCCATGTTTATTAATAACTTATATGAAAAATAGTTTGTTATCTATATTCAGAAATTAATGGACGATTCAGGTAATAATTTTATTACCTGTAAAAAGAATACTCTACATAACATAGT